AGTACTGTCAGCGAGAGTTCGGGTGCACGCCAACCTATACGATGCTCGCTCCCACGACAGACTGTAAGGATATCCGCGTGCTGGTCATGGACGGCCCGACCATTCACGGCCGCGGTCAGGGATCCACTCGCAAAAAGGCAGAGCAAATGGCCGCTAAGGAGGCCCTGGAGAAGTTCAACGTCCCCCAAGGGGTCCTATCCCCGTAATGCCCGCTGCGTAACCACTCGCCCCTTCCGTCCACAGCTGAACCGTTTGAGAGTACGACCCTTCTTCTGCAGAACAGACTTCACGCAAATCGCAATCGGTCCTTTTTGCGTTTTGACCGTCTTGCGTACCTTCTTGATGCACTTGCAGAACCGCTGTGTTTGGTTCAGTCGCCGAGCCATTGTGTCAAAGGCAGAAGAATATATCCTCGCAAAGAATAAACTAAATGGGCGGCGGTCTTCTTCAGCTCGTTGCATATGGTGCTCAGGATGCCTACATCACTGGAAATCCCCACATCACCTTCTGGAAGGTGCTCTACAAGCGTCATACGAACTTCGCCATGGAGGCGTTTCGCGTGAACTTCACTGGCTCGCCGACGTACGGCCAGCGTGTTGTTGCAATCATCAACCGCAACGCTGACCTGATGTACAAGACCTACCTGGAGGTCCAGCTCCCCGATACGCAAGGTGTGAACGTCAAGTGGACGTCTGCATTCGAGCGTCGTATTGGCTACCAGCTCCTCAAGAAGATTGAGGTGGAGATCGGCGGTCAGATCATCGACACCCACTACGGTGAGTGGCTCTTCCTGTGGGAGAACCTGACGTCTGGCTTCGACAACTCGACCAAGCTCGACACCATGCTCGGTGGATACCTCGGTGGCACGGAGACGACCGCGGTGTCGTGCGGTGGTCGCCCGGCGATCCTGTACATCCCCCTCCAGTTCTGGTTCTGCCGTAACCCGGGACTGGCGCTGCCTCTGATCGCCCTCCAGTACCACGAGGTGCGCATCAACATCACCCTGAACCCGGCCACGGACCTGGTGACAAAGGGTGACCAGGCTTCGGTGTCCGCAGCCGCCGCGCTCCTGCCCCAGCTCAAGGACATGGCGCTGTACATCGACTACATCTACCTGGATGTGGATGAGCGTCGCCGGTTTGCCCAGCAGTCGCACGAGTACCTGATCGACCAGCTCCAGTTCGGTCTCCAGCAGACGATCAACACTGCATCGGCTCGCATTGACCTGACACTGAACCACCCGGTCAAGGAGCTGGTGTGGGTCTTCCAGGATGCCCGCAAGACGGACTGCGGGTCTACGCTGACCAACAACATTGGCTTCACGCAGCCGTTCAGCTACGACGACATTGTCAACCGCGCCCGCCTCCAGATCAACGGCCAGGACCGCTTCGACGAACGCTACGGCGATTATTTCTGGAAGGTTCAGCCGTACCAGCACCACACCGGCGGTGCCTTCTTCCCGATGCGCTCCCAGGTGATTGCTCAGGGCGTCACCACGTTTACTGCAGACACTGTAACCCTTACTGGGGATGTGCTGTCGATTGCAACAGGAGCCACGGTCGGAGGCAACATCATTGAGGGAGCATTGGTAACACACGCAACCCTGCCGGCCGGAACGGTCATCCAGTCCTACGGAACTGGCAATGGCGGAGTCGGAACCTACCAGCTCAGTGAGCCTGCTCTTGCGAACAGCACTTCGACTGTCACAGTGACGTTCTCGCTGCCGAACGTGAACTACACTCCTCACGAGAACCCGATCAACGTGTACTCGTTTGCTCTCCAGCCCGAGGAGCACCAGCCGTCGGGCACCTGCAACTTCTCGCGCATCGACACGACCACGCTCGTGTTCGACAGCGTCAGCACGTCGGGTGTTGCGAAGCCCACCAAGACGACACCGTTCAACTTCCGCATGTATGCCGTGAACTACAACATCTTCCGCGTGATGTCTGGCATGGGTGGCCTGGCCTACAGTAATTAAAGTTGCTACACAACAATATGGACGAAGAGCCTGGTGCGCCCCCTCCGCATGTCAGTCTGCCATGTGAGTTTATTGATAAAGATGACGATGACACCCGCACCTTCAGGAAGGGCGATCGTGTCTGCGTGCGCGGTGGAAAGGGTGGTAAGGAAGAAGTCATGGCAACAGTCGTGAATGCAACTCCCTTCATTGTCAATGTCTTCTTGGACACTGACTTTCCTTCCAAGCTCGCAAAGGGTATTGATCGCACCAAGGATAAAGATAGAAATTACCCGCTGGGGTTCCTGCCCTTCACTGTCGGCAAGTCCACCGAAAATCCTGGACCTGAGAACGATGATCCTGCAGGAGGCCGCCGTCGGCGCCGGAAGGGTACTCGTCGTCGTCAGCGGAGGCGCAGAACCACTCGGCGTTAAGTATAATGTTGATCATCGTTGTGGTGATAGTGGCTCTCTTTGCAGTGTGGGTCCTTTCCAATCCCATCACACACTTCCGCAAAGATGCTCCAACTACACGTTTGTATTCGGAAGGCACCCGCGAAGTCCTAAAGTCTGCTGCAACATTATCGGTGCCGGTTGACCCGGGCCAGGGCATCTTGCGTGGTCTCGCCCCAGTATATGCCCCATTTCGTGGCTTATAACATACTGCCGATACCCATCCAAATTCTGACCACTGCTCGCAGATCCATGCTTCCAGCGTTGTTCGTTGATCCGCATCTCCTTGCCGCCAAGTTCAGCACAGGACAGTGTTCGGTCGCATCCAACTGCCGCCAGTCCCTTCGTGGATGTCAAGTGGATTCTGACCTGCGGATTGGACTTAACACGAACAAACTGATATCCTTGCGATTTCCAACCACCGGGATCCGCAAGGCAGATCGCTACCTCTCTTGCAAAGTCAGACAAGGGAAACTCTACGTCAGGATCGACGACAACCGTGTACGTGACACGCACCATTAAAAATGGATGTGATTTTATAACGGCAGACTGAGGTAGAATGCCTAAGTGTTCTCATTGCAAGAAGAAGACCCATCTCGAGTTCTCCTGCACCTGCTCAAGTGAAAAAGTGTTCTGTGTGAAATGTCGCGCAACCGAGACGCATCACTGTGCTCTCGTGTACACCGCGACACCCCTGATCAAGGTGGTTGCAGAGAAGGTTGAGAAGATCTAGTCACCTCCTGGCGGTGTGATCGGCATGAACTCCATCAGCACATCCATAATCCGCGTCACCTTTGCCGTGGTCATGTTGAAGCGATCCATCACGGATGCAACAACTCCCCCGTCTCGTTCAATGAACTCCACACTCAGCATTCCTGCAGAGTTGTAGAGCTTGACATACCATGCGTCCGAGTTGGGCGTCATCTCTGCATTGAACCAGGGTTGGAATGCTGTGCGACTGAGCTCCATCTCCAGGCCGTAGTTGAATTCTACGTTCATCTTAGCGACTGCGTTGCGAATATTAGTGTCCATTGTATCCACTATCCTCCTACGAGGAGAAAATCAAATCCGTTTTGAATACAAATGTACTTCCTTTTCGAAGCTGTTCTCGTTGGTCTTTTTTTGCTTCCGGTGTTCTGGGTCGCTGAAAAATTTGGCATGTCCAAATGGATCACGGTGTTTATTGCTGGAGCTCTGTTCCATCTGACGGCCGAGCTGACGGGAATCAACAAGGCTTACGTCTTGACCAAAGTCTGAGTGAGGTATCCCAAGATCACTTCGTACGGCCCCACACCTTCCCCTGTAAAGTAGAGAGCAAACCGATCAAGATACTCATGAGGCACGCAACTGTGGATAACTTTTGCAGCGTGCTCCATGCTAATGTCCTCTCCAGATGCTGTATCCCAGGTGTAGTAGGGATAGAATGCGTTGAGACGAGACCTCGAAGGGCAGTCGAAGGGTGTGCATTTGTCAAACGCGGCACGCAGAACGCGGATGGAGATGAGTTGCCTGGGAATTTGTTCGAGAGTACAGGTTGCCATCTTGACACTGGTACTTTATTTGTTGTCGTATTCGTTTTCTTAGACCGCAAAACGGAAGTATCGGAGTCTATGTAACACTTGATCAATGCTTCCTCTTATTAAGTGGAGCGGTGGCAAGCGCGATGAACTCACGCACATCTCCCCGCACATCCCCGAGTTCACTCGTTACATCGAGCCATTTGTGGGCGGTGGAGCGGTATACTTTCATCTTGCTCCTCAGTCTGCAGTGATTGCTGATGTCCACCCTGATTTGATCGCTCTCTACCGCTCAGTTGGGGCAGGACAGAGCGGGGACATCCATGCGTTCATGGCTGCTCATCCGAACGAGGACGAAGAATACTACCGTGTGCGTGACGGACCTGAGCCCACAACTGACCTAGAGCGTGCCTGCAAATTCTACTACGAACGCAAGACCTGCTACCGTGGGATGCTGCGATACAACAAGAAGGGAAAGTTCAATATCCCGTTTGGTCGCTACAAGACTGTGAACTACGAGGACCTGCTCAATCCACAGTACGAGGAGTTGCTGAAGCGAACGGATATTCGTCTGGGTGGGTTTGAAGAGATCTTCCGAGACTTCAATGATCCTGAGAACTTTGTGTTCTTAGATCCACCGTATGACAGCACCTTCACGGATTATGGATATTGTACATTTGGTCGTGAGCACCACCAGCGTCTTGCAGAGTGCTTCAAGACCACGAAGAACAAGTGCTTGATGATCATTGGCAAGACCCCGTTCATTGAGGAGCTGTATGCCGGCTACATTCAGGGGGAGTTTGCAAAGAAGTACGCATTCAAGCTGCACTCGGGTCGTGTGGGAGATGAGATCAACACCAAGCACCTGATCATCAAGAACTACTGACCGTCTAAAACGGATCTGTTAGGTCCAAGGAGAGAGGAAGGTAGGCGCTTCCACAACACGATCAAAATGTCTTCCAACTGGCAATCTATCATCTCCAACAACAAGTACATCAGCAGCCCGTATGTTGCCGTCGTCGATCAACATAGTTTTAACTACCTTGTGAGGCGAGATCTATCCCAAGGTCAGAACATCGTCCTCGGATGTGCCATGGAACATGTGTTCCGAGATGCAGTTTTGACGAACAAGACGGGATGGACATCGCTGTCCGAGAAGAACAAGAAGGGGGAGCATCAGAAGGACCACATCTGGGTTCATGAGGAGACCAAGAGGATCATCTACGCAGAACAGAAAAACAACATCACGTTGGACACGGAGAAGTCCAAGAAGACGACAGAGAAGATCAACGAGATTGCGGTGATGTACCCCGGGTACACGCTGACCGCTTACCTTCTTGCCGCCCGCTACCTCTCGAAGGATGAGAAGATTATCAAGCAGCGTGCCGGCAAGTTCCCCGGCATCACTATCATTGGCGTCAATGACTTCCTCCTTCTCTTCGATATGCCGGTCTTCCAAGACTACGAGGCCTACAAGGATATGATTGATCTGGTTGTCACAGCCAAGTTTGGTTCCGCAGAGTAAACAGAACAACAACCAAATTATCTTACATTTTTTTACGTCTCCCGCATAAAACGGATCCAGTCTTATCTGACTGAGATCAGTTAGTACAATGGGTAACCTCACAAACGAACGCATCAAGGGATATGCACAGGAAGCATACTGCGATTGTATTCGGCACGACAAACAGCTTCATCTTGAGCATATGAATACAGACCTCAAGGTCGACACAGAAATGGCTGGAGGAACTCTGACTATTACTCTCAGGCATCCCACGAAACATAACAGTGTGTTCAAGTGTTCCATTGACGTATACGATGCGAACAACACGGATGACTTCTGCGATGTCATTACCAACACATTTCTTAGGGACGATCGCGCAAAGCAGAAGTTTGAGGAGATCTTCGTGACGAGCATCGTAAATTGCCTTCAGGATGAGGACGATTGATCACCCAGTGAACAGTCTCTTCGCGACTTGCATACATCCGGGGGA